GAATGAGGTAGTTACGAAAGTAGCTACCTTTTTTATTTTGTGGTTTTTCGTGGTTTTTGATGGTCGAGTTAAACCGAGAGTTAAACCGGAATTTAGCCATGAACGCCTCTATTTCAGTGGTTTGTTACAAATCAAAAACACTTTCAAACGGTGAGCACCCATTAATGCTCCGAATATCCAAAGACGGCAAAAAGAAGTACATTAGTATCGGTTTATCCATTCATCCCCAACTTTGGGACTTTACCAAGAATGAACCTAAACCGAAATGTCCCAATAAAGACCTGATAAATAAAATCATTCTTGACAAGAAAGCCGAATACCAAAAAGAAATACTTGAACTTAATGCGGAGCAAAAAGACTATACGGCATCGTCATTGGTTGAAAATAAAAAAGCGAAGTATGAACCTAAAACCGTTATCGATTTCTATAAGGAACTGATCCAAAACTTCAAAGATGCAGGAAAAACAGGAAATAAATCTATTTATACTAACTCATTAAACTCACTCAAAGCCTTTACGCACAATAAACTAAACATCTTATTCAGTGATATTGATGTTGATTGGCTGAAACGATATGAAAAATGGCAACGAAGTAACAAGAACAAAGAGACTACTATCAGTTTACAGTTCCGAACCTTGCGAAGTGCATATAATAAAGCAATAGAAGCCAAAGCAACATCCGCCAAATCTTATCCATTTAAAGCCTTTAACATCAACAGATTCAATACGAAGACAAGGAAACGTTCCCTATCTAAAGAAGAAATCATGAGAATAATCACAACGGAAACAGTCAACGCAACCTATATACGTCAGCTAACCCGTGACATTTTCAAGTTTTCCTATTTATGTGCAGGCATCCCATTTGTAGATATTGCCAATCTGACAATGGAAAATATCAACCGACAAAATCTTTCCTATGTTCGACAGAAAACCCATGGTGAAGTGAAAGGAATAATCGGAAAAGAAGCAAAGGAAATCATTGATAAATATGCCTACCACCGGAAAAAAGCAGCTTATTTATTCCCGATCTTTGATGCAAGGGTTCATAAAACACCCCAACAAAAAGCCAACCGGATTCATAAGGTCTGTGCGCAAATTAATCGGGAGTTAAAAGAATTGGCACAGGAATTGGAGATCAGCGACAATCTGACAACCTATGTAGCGCGCCATTCTTTTGCCACGATATTAAAACGTTCTGGTGTCGATATTGCTTTAATCAGTGTAGACTTACCGCAGCCATTTTCTCCGGCCAGACAGTGAATCTCACCCTTTCTGATTTCAAGGTCAACACCTTTTAATGCGTGAACACCGCCAAATGACTTTTTCACGCCTTCCAATTTAAGGAAAACTTCCTCAGACATGCTCCGGCTCCCCTCTTTCTGCTATCTTATCTTTTCTCAAAACCATAATTTATTACGTAAATATTCCATTTTACGTATCAGAGCCCTTGCGGCACTGCTGCCACAGGGGCTCTGGCTACATCATTCATTCATATGTAACTGCCGCTACATTTGTATTGCATTTTAGAAATCGTACTCATCCATGTTATCTTTGGTAACATCAACACGTGCATTTCCGTAAAGAACAGTTCCATCTGCGGTCAGACTTTCATATCCTTCTACATTCAAAGCATCCGGAGCTTCACCGTTATCAAGGACATTAATAGCAAGTTCGATCATAGCCTGTCCAGCTTTTGCCGGATCCCATACGGAGAATGTATTGATAACGTCTTTTTCTACATAGTTACGAGCGATAGAAGTCATGGAAGTACCAACAACTGCTACTTTACCGGTCAGACCAAGCTCATCAACTGCCTGTGCTGCACTCACTGCTACAACAAGTGCGTTAGGATCTGCATTTCCAACATCCTCACTTGCACATATCATTATTCTTCTTGCTATAAACTTAATATCTTCACCCGCATATAACATCTTGGCAAGATAATAACTTACCGCATCCGGGTCTGAACCTCTCATACTCTTTATAAATGCTGAAATTGTATCATAATGATTATCACCTGTTTTGTCATATCTTATAGCACGTTTCTGTATACACTGTTCTGCTGTCTTAATGTCAATATGTATAATACCATCCTGTGACCTGTCAGTTGTAAGTATCCCAAGTTCTATGGCATTTAGCGCATTTCTTGCATCACCGTTAGATATGTCTGCAAGAAATTCAAGGGCATCATCATCTATTTTGGCCTTATAACTGCCCATTCCCCTTTCTTTATCATATACAGCTCTCTTTAGTATTTCCTTGATATCATCCTTTGTTAAAGGCTTAAGTTCAAATATAATGGATCTTGATATCAAAGCCCCATTTACCTCAAAGTATGGATTCTCAGTTGTTGCTCCGATAAGTATGACTGTTCCATCCTCAACATATGGCAGAAGATAATCCTGCTGTCCTTTGTTAAATCTGTGTATCTCATCTACGAAAAGAATAGTCTTTCTTGCATACATGCCAAGATTATTTTTCGCCTTTTCGACTACATCTTCCATGTCCTTTTTGCCTGCTACTGTAGCATTTATCTGACAAAAATCCGCACTTGTTGTATTCGCTATAACTCTAGCAAGTGTTGTTTTACCAGTTCCCGGCGGTCCATAGAATATAATCGAGCTCAGCTTATCTGCCTTTATAGCACGATATAACAGCTTATCCTTACCTACAATATGCTGTTGCCCAACCACCTCATCAAGTGTCCTTGGTCTTAACCTCATGGCAAGAGGTGATTCATTCTCTTTATTACTTTCACGCATATAATCAAACAAATCCATAAGCTGTCCTTTCTATACATTTTACCTTTTTATACTTTTGACGCTTACATCATAATATAGCATATATCAGCATTTTTTAAAAGTAATAACCCCTAATACTTTTCTAAGTGAATCTGAATAATCCATCACCTCAACTGTTTCGGCTGCCATAAGGTCAACACTGCCTATCAGTCTGTCCTTATAATAATAATTAATAGTTCCTGCCTTATCGCCCTCATGTACAGGCGCCATCATTGTGTCAACCGTGTATTCTTTTCTTATATCTGAGTCGCTAAAGCTTTCAAGAAACATGTATGAGAAATCTTCACTTTTTTTAATGCTTACCTCGTCCTTTACGCCTGCCTCAACACTGGCATATTTAATATCAGGCTCCTCTGCATCCTGATATATGCTGCATACACTAAATCCATAGTTAAGAAGTGTAACCGCATCCTTGAATCTTATCTTACTTGTTGGTGCTGCCATAACTACTGCTATAAGCTCTATTCCATCCTTCATGGCTGTTCCTGAAAGACAGCAGCCAGCTTTGCTTGTCGAACCTGTTTTAAGTCCTGTCGCATAAGTATACTGTTTTATAAGCTTATTAGTGTTTGACAATGTAAAATCTTTTTCACCCTTTCCCGTAACATGTGTTATATCTTCCATCCATATATTACTGAACTCTTTGACCTCCGGGTGGCTGTTTATAAGCTCCCTGCTCATAAGCGCAACATCTCTTGCGCTTGATGTATGTCCGTCAGCATCAAGGCCACAGCAGTTGACAAAGTGTGTCTGCTCCATGCCAAGCTGCCCAGCCTTCTCATTCATCTTATCAACGAAAACATCTTCTGAACCACATATGTATTCGGACATGGCTACACAGGTGGCATATTCATATAGTAGTCACTTTTGTTCATCATTAATAGAATTCATTAATACAATCCTTAATAGAATCATTCACGTTCATTTACACAGAATATGGATTGTTAAATCTATAGTGAATGTTAATTGAACCATCTGCATTTACTTCTATTTTTTCTATAAGCTCAACAACAATATCTCTTGTTAATTCTTCTATATTAATGTAATCCTTAAATGCTTCAACCCATTCATCATATTCATTATCTAGTTCCTTCTGTGATTCTATCTTATCTAACACTTCCTCCTTTTCACTTTCTATCTTCTTTCTCTCAACATCATAGTCCCTGACATATTTCAAGTATTCTTCCTTAGATATAATCTCTTCCATATAATTATCATATGTCTTCTTTTTATATACACTAATCTTATCAAGCCTCTTGTTAAGTTCTTCTATCTGCTGCTGATAAAAACTGCTATTCCTATCACATATGCTCATCTTTGTTAGTGTATCAATATCATCTGGCTTAAGAATTTTCTTTGCTTCTTCTTTTATAGATAATAAAACTGCTTCTTCTAATTCATCCACATTAATACTATGACTTACACAAAAGCTTTTTCCCATAGTCTTATATATCTTGCATATATATCCTATAAACCCTTTTTGTCCTCGTCTGGCATACTTTCTTGCCATCGCATGACCACAATCAGCACAGAATACAAGTCCTGAAAAGATTCCATTAGGCTGCGTATCTTTTACCTCTCTTCTTCTCACCTTTTGTAATTCCTGCACATGATTATATGTATCAACATCAATAATCGCTTCATGCGTATTCTCAACTTTAATCCATTTGTCTTTGGGAAGTACCACTTTTCTCTTATCCTTATATGACAATGTATTAGCTTTGTTTTGTATTAAGTGTCCTATGTACACCTCATTGTTTAATATGGTAGCTATTGTCTGATATGACCATGTAGATGTTGTTTCTAATTCACAGGCATTATGATAATTTTCATGTAAGACCTCACGCTTATAGATAGATGGAATTAATATACCCTCACTAGATAATATAGAACCTATTTTAGCCTTGCCGTATCCGCATATATATAAATCATATATACGTTGCACAACCTTTGCAGCATAATCATCTATAATAAGATGATTATGATTCTTAGGATCACGTATATATCCATACGGACATGATGAGCCTAAAAACTGGCCATCCTTCATCTTAGCTTTAAAGGCTGAACGGATATTTTTGGATAAATCCTCACAATACCATTCATTTACAAGACCATTAATCTGTCTGCTCTTTTTATTACCTTCGTTGTCAGTATCGACTCCATCAACAACACCTATAAACCTTATCCCTAAGTTTGGCAGCATATGATGTAAATACTTTTCAATATGTTCCATATTCCTTGAAAATCTTGACTGCGACTTTGCAATAATTACATCATATTCACCCATTTTTGCATCAAGAATCATTTCCTCAAATCCAGGTCTGTCGTCATACAATCCTGATTCATCATCATCAGAATAAACCTTTACTATCTTAAAGCCTTTCTCCAAGGCATAATCTGTCAGCATAAGTCTCTGACTTTTAATACTTGAACTGTCATCTCCTTTGTTAACCTTATCTGCATCTTCTTTACTTAATCTCAGATATAATACTGCACGATTACCCATATATTTTAATCTCCAATCGTTTAAATAATTATATCCTTGTATCAATGCACACCATAACCAATAATATACACGACACAAGGATATTTTTCTATACTTACTTTGTATGTTTCTTAATAACTCTACCCATACAATCTACTAATTTTTCTCCACCATAAAATACATTTACTTTAATTTTTCGTTCTTCTTTTTTCAATCGAATCCCTCACAATATATGTTTGTTTTATAATATTCAAATATTTATAATCTTATGTTTAATCACAATCGTTTAGTTACAATTAAAAATCCCCCCATCCATAACGAACAGGGGGTACATAAATCCACTCTACATATGCTGTTTTTACTTTTTATAGTTATCCTTATTAAACATTTCTTCTAACAAAGCATCTGTAATATTCTTATATTCTTTGTTCAATTCTTTAGCCTTCTCTATTTCATTAGTCAATACTGCTAATGCCTCATCCATCTCCGCTTTACCATCGTTAAATAACTTCTGTGAGTATAAAGCATTTGCAATAACCTTTCTATCCATTGCATTATTCTGTTTAATATGATCTAAGTCTATACCTAACTTTAGCTGCAACTCAATATTTTCTCTCCTGAGATTTTCTTTCTCAGCTTGTAACATTCCTATCTCTTTTTCAAGAGTTCTGCAATGTCTTTCATAATATTCCAGCTTCTTTTCTATATTACTTTTACTCTTAACCAACTTATTTGACATCTTACATTCTCCAATCTATCCTTAATCTTAATATCTTTAATAATTCTTAATAATTTCTAACATAATAAAAAGACACACTAGCGTGAACTAATGTGTCTTTGTGTGTTTTGTATTTAGTTGTAATTGAATTATATATTTATCTATAGTTTTTTCACTCAGAACATTATAAGGTTTTAAAACTTTAGTTAAGTCCATTTCATTAGCATTTTTTATTGTCCAAGTAGCAATAATACAGCTTATATGATCACATCCTTTAATCTAATAACTTCAAAATCAGCATTATTATTAATAGTATTATCGTATTTTATTCCTTTTTGTAGCACATCCTTAAATAAATTTTTAAATTGTAATATGTTTAATGCATTTATTTTATCTTTTAATTCAAATGCATCTAAATAATGTTGTTCTTCTCCACAATTTATAACTCTTACATCTGTTTCATTTAAAGGAAATATTTCTACTGGCTTATTAAAATTTTCATTGGCATCTTTGGTAATATAAGTTGTTGCCATTAATCTTTCCCCATTATATCCGCATACAATGCTATGTATAGAATTTTCTTGAAGATAATCATTATTATTATAATAAGATTCATTTATTTTACTTGTGAATTCTTTATATGTCAGTTGATCAAAATTGACGTCTTTTAATTTAAACTTATTATCAGTAAATTCAATAATATCTTTAAATAAAATACAATTACCATTAACTTTTCCACTCATTCCTATTATTATATTTTTATTTATTTTAAAAACCTTTTTAACATCATTTGATACAACTATATCACCATTTGTACCACGAGTATCACCACCAACAAGAATAAAATTTCTAGTTATATATGCCTGTATTAAACTCATAATGTATTCGCCTCCAACTACTAATATATAATAAATTATATACCAATAATTGACAAATATCTACAAGAACATATATTCGTAAATCCAATTTGTTAATCAATATTAAGGGCATACCAACATAAGTCAGTACGCCCATAAACCTTATCTAAAGGTCAGTTTACTAAGTGAATTTCTACCTAAAGTCTGTCCAAGAGTCATATTCTGAACCATCTTTTCAAACTTAGGATCTTGTTGTGCTTGTTTCATAAAGTCTTCATAATTGTGAACATTTGGGAACGATAATGACACATCACCATATGATACATCAACCTTATTGGCTAAATTATTTGATATATTAGAAATATCAGGTAAATTAGCTCCAAGATTATCCACAAACATATTAGGCATCCCCTTAGATAAATTCCAAAGCTTTTCTACTTGGTCTTTGTTAAATACCATATCGCCAGCATCTAACTTTCTAAGAGTGCCATACTTCTTTGAAAAGATAACTTCTGAACCAAGACCATCTTCATCTGTAAGAGTAAGACCACCATGGGCAGATTTAGAGCCTTTCTTTAGTCCGTGAGACTTAAGATAATCTAATAAAAGAATGTTCTGATCCGCTGTGCCGTAATAATCACTATCGCCTGTTATTTGTTCATAATAACCAGCCCTTGCACCAAAACTACTTGCAATCGAGTTGTATTTCAAGCGGTCAACTATTGAATTTTCTATATCCAATAAATCTTTTGGATATGAATCCTCCTCATATATCCAATTAACTCCATCAGACCCACCATCATCAGATGAGCCACTATCAGAGTTATCCCAATTATCAGACCAATCATCACCACCACCAGATGAACCACCGCCATCAGAATAACCACCATTGGTATTAGCATTCTGTTCTGCCTGCTGTCTTGCAATCTCATCGGCAACTCTTTGTGCTTCATCATTACTATTCTTCAATAAACCTTGTACAGCAGCATTAATATCACCACAAACCTTATTAATAGCGTTGTTGCCTTCTACAAACTTGTTGCTAAAGTCACCTAATACACTATTAATACCATTTGTTATATTACTAGCGTTTGTACTCCATATATTTGACATAGATTCACTAAGCTTATAACCATAGTTCTCAGCAGTATCAGTGATAGTCTGTGAGATATTAGAAGCATTCTCATTAGACTGGTCAATAATTTCCTGCATAGTTATATCAAACGAATCAAGTCGCTCATCGAGCCACGTTTTTGTAGTATCGGCAAGATTATCAAGAATAGCTTGAGTATCGCTTATAAGCTTTTCATACTCAGTATCTTTCAAATCATCTTTAGCAGTATTAATTTGGTCTTTAAGCTGCTGGATATTCTTCTTACCTTCCTCAGAATTATCTCCTTGAACGGCAGAATATTGTTTCTCTAAAGCATTAAGAGCCTTTGTTTTTTCAGCGATAGATTTTTCATAATCATAAGCATCCTTTTGCTGACTTATAAGGTCTTTGTACTTCTGGATAACTTCATCAAGTTTATCAAGAAATGTATCATAACCCTCTTGAACTAAGTCCTTAAGGGCATCCTTTTCGGATATGCTTGAATTAATAGCCTCCTGTTGAGCCTTAATAAGTTCCTGTTTTCTATCCAGTAATTCCTTATCATAAGGATCATTACCCAATTCTTCATTAATCTTAAGTATCTCATCTTTATAAGCTTTAGCCTGATTAAGATATAATTGATACTTCTGTGCAATTAATGCTTGTGCAGCCTTACCATTGTCATTCATATTACCATTATCATCTGTAATATCTTCATCTTTTAGTAAGTCAACAAGGAACTGAGTTTCGTCTATAAGGTTGCTGACATCATCACGAGTCCTATCGAAAGCATCCCAATTAATCTGTCTGATAGTATTATCATACTCAACTAATGCCTTTTTAGCATCATATATACTTGAAGTACAATCATCTATGGCAGACTGCATAGAATACCAATCCTCAGATTCAGCTTCAATCTTACCTGAAGCCATAGCAGAATTAAGTGCCTTTGTAAGTGCGTCTCTTTCCTGTTCAAGCTTTGTGAGGTTTTTCTGCTCCTGTTCCATCATAGAATTATTAAGCAAAGTAGAAGCAAACCATCCTTGTTCTTCTAAGAGGTCATTATCCTTGCCATATAAATCTTTAATAGAATTTACTTTCCCAAGAACTTCTTCAAACTGTGATTGAATATTATCAAACCTACTCTTAGCAAGCTGTCTTATCTCAATGTTTAATGATTGTACAGAATCAGCAGCATCTTGAGCCTTATCATATAAATCCTGGCAATCTTGTATAGCTTCTTTAAGGTCGTCATCATAGACAGTTTCTATATTAAATGAACCATTTGCAATCTGATCTTTGTAATATCCGTCAAGGTCATATGAATTGAATCTATCCATATAGAAGTCATAAGCATCTGACTGTGCGTTAATCTCTGATAACAATGTTTCCATAGAATCGGAGAGGGCATTATTACGATTAAGCCATGTACGTGTTGTATCTGCTACTTTATTCTTTAAGCGGTCATATGCTTTAGAGATTTTAGATAAGAGAGGTTCTACCCAGTTAAAATCCTGTGGCGATGGTTCGGAGGATGAATCACTTCCGCTAGATGAAGATGAGGAATCGCTGGAATCATAACCAGACATTCCTTTCCAATCGACATTAATGCTTGAACTAACCTGTTTAAAGCTATAATTATCTAAAGCATCTACCGCAGCATTAGCACCATCAACAATACTTTGGAAATGGTTGTACATATTGTTGTATTCTTCATCCATAGCTTCTACTTCATCTGGATCTGCCGAATACATACCTGCATCATACCAACCAGTTGTCTGTACCATTAATTTACCATTTGCATCACTTACACCATTACTACCTTGAAGTAGTCAGACCAGACACCTGCTAATTCTTTAATAGCTTTATTGGTAATTTCCAGCTTAGCCTGTTCCATATTTGACCAGTTATCAACGTCATTGCCATACAAACTAGAAAGTTCATTATATAATTCTGGGTAATTAGTCATAACTGCATTAAAGAATTCTTCATCAGTCTGTGACTTATCTACTACAGATTGTATATACTGATTTTTGTCATTCTCATAAATAGTTTCAAGCTGTGAAAATAACTCTTGTTCAGATATTATACCTTGCATATAATCCGAAAGTGCTTTATTAGCTTCTGGATATTTCTTGATAATGCTTTGCATAGATGATACACCTATACGTCCATTATCATCTAATTCTTTTTGGATTGTAGATAATAAATCTGCTTCTGATTGAAGATCAGCAAGATTAGCTGTTTGTGATTTATCATCTGATTCTGTGAGAAGAGAAGTTAAATCAGTAAATGCACCAGATACAGATTGTGCTGCATTAGTTCCTGCCTCTTTAAATTTGTTAAGATATTTAATAAATATATCAGCTGCTGATTGTCCATCTTCTAAGATTAAATCAGTATCATTCAGCTTATCATTAAGTACATCAATCCCCTTAATATCATCCTCAGTAAGAGTACCTTCATTAAGTGCTGTTTTAAGCTTATCAACTATTGCCCGATAACTTTTATCATCTATAATAGAATCTAGTTTAACTGTATTCCATTCAGCAGACCTACCAGTATATCGGTATAAGTCCATTTCCTTCTTCTGCATATCATCCCACATAGCTTGATATTGTGGATTGTCAAATGTACCATCAGAATTCATAGAGTTCATCAATGTCTGTTTGAATGCTTCATACTTCTCTATCTTATCAGAGAAGGTTTCTTCTGCCATCTTTTCAGCAGATTCTTTTAACTTTTCATTGGAATTTGTATAATTAGAAATGAGATTATTATTGAGGTCAATACTATGTTGATATTGAGCTTTAAGACTTTCATCAGAAGTGGCATTTAATTGTGTCTGTAATTCTTCATTTTGTTTCTGGAATTCCTCCAATTTCTGTTCATTTGCTTTAATAGCATAATCAAAATCAGATAATTCACTCGCTCTGTCTAAAAATACACCGACATGGAAACCATCTGCATCACTTGATGCTTGGTAATACTGTTCCTGTTGACTAGCAGTATCGTCAGCTTCCATACGATTTTCTCTTGTGTATGTTTTATATGCTTCGTCAGAGGCTTCTTTTGCTTTCTGCTTCTTAACCTCTTCCTGATTCTGTATCATAAGTCTTAACTCTTCATTAGTGAGTTTCAACTTATCAAGTTCAGCCTGTTCTACTAATGTAATAGTACCATTATTAGACTTGTCGATTAATTCAGCTATTCTACTCGTAGTCTCTGATAGCTTAGTTTTTAACTCATCAAGCTTTGTACATGCATCCGTATAGTCCTGTTGAGCATTTTCAAATGCTTCACGTTGTTCTTTCATAGATGTTGTTAATGCATCTACTATCTTAACTGCTCCTGCAATAGCACCTAAAGTTACTGTTATAGCAAGTAATATCGGATGTGCAACTGCAAGTGCTTTTAATGATGCTCCAAGACCTTTAATAGCATTAGAAGCTGTTGTTGTTGAAGCTGTAAGACCTGTATTAGCTGCTGCCATCTTCCAGGATTGTAGCTGTGCAAGTGCCTGTTCCTCACTAAGACCAGCCGTAACAAGTACTTGTTTCTTCTGACTAATAGTGAGTGCATCCGTTGATAGCATTAACTGTAACTGACTTTTCGATAAGCCATTAGACAGTAATAACAACTTATCAAAGCTTTTTGAAGATATACTTGCTGCATTTACTATATCTATTGCACTCTTGAATTTATTCAGATTAACATATGCTTCATATGCTCCTGTTTTTATAGATAGGAATGCTTTTGTAACACCTGTTACTGCTAATGCCCCCATAGCACCTTTAAGTGCATTTGTCTTATTAATAAGATTTACAAGTGCTGTTGTTGCATCAAGAATACCGCCATATACTTCTGACATATCAGAGTTCATTATCATAGATTCAAAAGAGGCTTGTAAAGTGTTAGTTTTAGCTTCAAGCGATTCTTTATAAGACTTATTAAACTTCTCAACTGCTGTTCCTGCTGAATTAGCTGCAACCTCTGTAAGCTCTAATGTCTTATTATAACCTTCCATAAGTGCTAAAAATCTGTTCTGTTGTCGTGTGCCGCTGAAAGCTTTTGCGATAGAAGCTTGTTGCACACTTGAATATGTATTCCAACTTTTAGCAACTTCATCTAATACTGTTTCAAAATCTCTGAATTCCTGGTTGGTATCTCTTAATTTGATACCTACTGAATTCAATATTGTTTCTACATCTGATAGACTTTCACCATCATCATCTACGAACTGACCAATCTTTACATTTCTGTATCTTGATAACAAAGTATTCATAAATGTACCGACAGTTTCTGCTGATTGCATTGTCTTATCCTGTACTGTACCTATCATAGCAGCCAGCTTATTAAATGATACTCCTGCTATATCTGCACTGCTAGCACAATACTTTAATGCTGTGGCTATATCACCAGATGATGTACTAGCCGCCATATCAATAGCAACCATCGCATCTAATGCATCATTTACTTGATTAACAGACATATCAAATCCATTCATAGTTGCTAACAAATCCTCTGTTGCTTCACTAGAATTAATCTGACCTAACTTACTAAGCATAATAGAATCTTTTATCAACTGATTAGATTCCTTCATTGACTTACCTGCTCTTAAGTAATCATCTGCTGCTTGACCAACTTGTGTTGTTGTACTTGCAAGCTGTTTAGCCATACTGTTATAATCTTTCAGTAAGTCCTTAACACTTGATCTGCTGTCGCCTGTAGCAACCGACAAATCTGTTACAACCTTATCAAGCTGTACCATAGTATCTTTTGCACGTTCAGCAGCATCATTTATTTCTTTTAATAATGCTAAATAAGCAGTTGTTTCTATTTTCCTACTCGAAAATGTACCTGCTACTGCATTCTTTAATCTGCCAAATACTGTTGTAGTATTTTTTGCTGAATTACTAATGTTATTCAGACCCTGCATAGTATTTTTGCTATTAACATTGATATTGACATCATACTTACCAGATTCAATATCTTTAAGTTTCTTCCTAAACTCGGATTCTTCCAAGTTTGCTTTAATATTTATTTGTTTCAATCATTTACTCCTTTCCATAATTTTCTCTACAATTTTCACTTAACATCATAGCCTCTTTTCCTCATTGCTCTCTGAAATATTTTGTCTATTCTGTCTGATTTTTCAATTTCATCCACAGCATAATCAACAAAAGGTCTTGGCAGATTATGTTCTCCTGGGAAGTCATAGTAAAAACCATTACTTTTGCTACCATCATTTATTAACTGTGGTAATCCAAAGCCGTGATTATATGTTCCATAACCCTCATTAAACTGCGTAATATTGTCTACACTAAGTGTCATATTCTTAACAGAACCTACGATATTATTAGGATCATCAATACCGCCCGTAGTACGTCTTTGATATATAGTAGGTGTGCTTCTATTAATAACTTCCATTTGAATGTGTTCAAGTTCAATGTCCTTTGCTTCATCAAATACTTCCTTAGACAATACATCTTCTATATCAGACCTGATATCGTTCAATAGCATATCTACATCATCATATTTATTTTTCAATACATATTTCCTTCCTATGTATATAAGAACTCAACATCATTGTATTTCTTATATACTTCGCTAATATCATAATCATAAGAATCTGAATCATAACTGATTCGTAAATAGATAGTTGCATAGATTATTGCAGCAACTGTATAAATAGATTCATCATAAAGAACCTTGTCATTAACTTTTATTTTCATATTTTTATGGGGATAATTTGATTAGAATAATCTGAAATGATAGATAAATATCAACAATAAATGTTAATATTTTTTGTTAAACATTACATATTGCCATTCACTATTATTTGTTTTAATATAAATTGGGTTTGTTTTACGTTTTATTTTTTAAAAATTTTTCAATAACATCTATCTGTTCATCTGCTAACTCATAATTACCAGATAGCCATTCTGATAGCTGAGAAGGATAGATACCTATTAAAGCTGCAAGATATATTTTCTTTATACCATATCGCTTTAAGTGGTCTTTTACTTTTGTTTGTAAATCCATATAAACTCCTTTCCTTAATTAAAATTTACCGATAATTCGGCTATTATAAAATAAATTTCAAAAGTCTTTACTTCTTCTCCCTATATAATTTTTGTAAAAATAAAATCAGAGTACCAAAATCCCTTTATTTTCTAGGCTTTTTTGATACTCTGTTTCTTATTCAAAAATATTAAATTGCTTTTTTATCTGCTACGGCAGCAGACTTATTTTTTCTGTTATTTTTACCAACTTGTAAATTATGAAGTTTATCATGACATTCACCACTACAGGTCTTTTTATTTCTATCCTTAATAAAATGCTTGCCACATACAACACATTCTGACAATTCCTTGTGCTCATTATATGCTTGCAAATATATCATCGGATTGTAAATATCTTGGACTGTAAATAGTATCTCACTATTATCTTCTTCCTCAATATCAAGATTTATGCTGATTTTATTTTCATCCATTTCAATCTGAATACCGCTATATATAAACCTTGTAAAACTTCCTGCATAAGATTTAGCACCGACCATTTCCATAATCTTATTCATATTATAGGATATGTCTACTTTCTTCTTTTTACCATTCGGCTTAATAATAGTCTTGTGCTTTTTCCTTGTGATATAGAATGAACCATCTTCTTTTAATCGTCCAGACTGTTTAGCATACTTATAATGACATAATAAAGCAAATAGTAACCCAACATCATTCTGATAATATGAACCGTTTTTCTTTGTCTGAAGGGCTGCTCCCATATAATTCATATCAGCTTGTGTTATATCAACGCTCTTTCGCTCCATCCGATTAGTAACCATCTGGTCTAATTCATCATTGTTATTGCTACTAACCGCTTTTTCATAACACATTCTTGGTCTTTCCTTTAGTGTTATACCAGTTTTCTGATTCTGATTGAGGTTGTCTACAATCACATTACCAAAACACTTCCACAAAATATCCTTACTTGTAGTATAAAAATCACCCTTGTTATATTCCATATCAATTATGTAATTGACTGCAAGATTAACATTGAATATACCCTTTTTATCCCTGAAAATATCCTTAATCTCTTTGATACAGTAATAATGAAATACATCATACTTAGCTGTTATCTCTTTGGTATCTGTGTTTTTCCTGTCTATTTCCTTTTTAATATCTTGACATAACTTCTGTTTTGCTTTCTTCCTGCTGTTCAAGACATTGTATGCTTTCAAGTATCTTTCATCTTTTCGGTTCACTTCATATAGTGGCTTTTTATTCTCGTCAACAGAATTATTCATCAACTGTCTGTAATCAAATTCTTTATTAGTTCCAATTTCATATTTATAATGCTTGCTACCGACTGTTTTATCAATGTATTGTGCAATTCTATCCATCGGACTATCTGTGTATTCAGCAAGATTAGATTTTTTACCTTTGGCATATTTGAAAAATTGAGGATATTTAATCTTCTGTGGCTTGAATTTTTCTCTTATATCCTCTGGTGGAACTAATTCTTTATACAACTTCTGATATTCGCCTATGTCAAGATTCTTACCAGTCTTAGGAAAATCTATTGCATAATTTGATAATGCACATATAACATTTATCATATCATCATACATAAGCGGATTATCTGCTAACTCAGGAACATTCCACAACTTTGTAATAGCATTACTTGATTCACCTATGATATTATTGCTAAAGCCTTTAACCAAAGTGCTATAAATTGCCTCATTCGTTATCTGCTGTGGCTCTGCTTTCTGCATATCATAATATAATGGCTCTTGTGGTAATGATTCTGCTGCTTTCAACAATGCTTTGTTGGGGCTTACTAAAATCTCATCACCATCCCAGTCACATTGTAATGACTTGGAAATTAAATCATGGCAGCTTACAACTGTGTCACTCTCCATATATCCAAACCATTTATTACATTCATCAGAAGATACTAATTTTCTTCTTGGATATTCATATCTTGATAAATGAGGACTTCTAAGACATAATACTTCTTCCACATCTTCACATTCAGCATAATATTTGTTATACACACAATTCTCTGGAACTAAGCCTTGCGGATCAGTATTACTCATAAACAGATATTCACAAAAAGCATACATATCTGGTGCAACATAACTGTAGTAACCTCTCATTGGAAGTTTACCGCCCATATATGCCCTTTTCTTTGCTTTGAATAGACTTTGTACCTTATTCATAATATGTTTATCGTGAATAAGCGGAGGGTATATATCTAATGCCTTTGCAATATAATAATTGGCTCTTTCAACATTTGTATCTACTGTCTGTGATTCCTGCTCTTTAGTCTCTTCGTCTGTATCATCATCTGTCACTTCATCAAGTGTCAATCCTAGCTGTGACTTCATATAATCAAAATCTGTTTTCAGCTTAGTTAAATCTTCAATAGCAGACTTACACAATTCTGTAATATCGGTATTATATGGAAGTGTCTGTAAAAACTGATAAGAGAATATGACCTCTTCTTTTGGAGAATTTGCATAAGAATTTATAGATAATTCCAGATTGTTTTCCTTGAACTTAGCCTTGTAATGTTCCCATGATTCATACTGTTTCCACATCTTCAACTGACTTGTTGTAATGATGTATCTTATATCTTCCTCTTCTACATCATGCGGAGTTCCCCACGGATCAATCAGAATACTATTATGAGATACTTCATGCGTAAACAATCTAAAATCAAATGGGAACATAGCACCCTTTATATAACCGCCTCTTATCTGACAGCTTGATGGTAATTCACCTGGAATAAACATACCAGCCCCATCTGTATGCTCAATAGAAATGCTCTTTGTCTGATACTCTTTTGGTGTATCCTTTACATAGCATTGTCCATTATCATCTGTCCTAATATCAATATACTTAACCTTGTCTGTAACAACAGTTTCAAGACCTTCTACAACAATACAACGGTCAATGTCTATTACTGTTTGAGGTTTTACACTTGATGATAAAGATAACGCATTATATGACAAATACTTTCCTACATTCATACCACCATTAGCATTGATACTTTCAGTAGTTAATCCGACCATCAAAAAAACTTTGTGATTTTCAAAAAAATCTTTCCTCATAAGAGTAACAGTAACATTTCTGACCTGTCCAGTAGTGGCAGTAAACAACATATATTCTTTACCACCGATGTTGATTCCATCTCTTAGAATCTGCCACAAGATTTCATTATGGTTGATTACCATATAAATTATCTCATCCAACAACTGATAATCACATTTCTCACACTCTCTATCAGCTAATGCAAGTCTGACAATATCATTCTCAAATATTGCAATCTCATTTCTTTCATTCAAGTATTTATCTGGTACTTCTCTGACAGATATATTATTGTGAATGGTTTCTAATAAATCAACATTCTTTTTCTTCTTGTCATTGTAAATCTCATTTTCTTCATCTGTTAATGCTTTGAATGTATTTAATTTATATATCCTTACTCTTCCTGCTTTAACGTGTCCTATAATACTCTACCACCTTTCGTTGTAATATGTATCTATTTATAGTATTCTCTGCTCTGATTGTGATTTGGGTAAAAAAATACCAACCACCTAATATTGATGGTTGGTATTATATATCGATAACTTATTAATTATATCTGTATATTGGGATTATGTTCTATTAAAATCTCTTCTATTTCTTTTTTATAATCTAAATAGAAATTTTTTTCAAAAGATTTATCAAGCATTGGATCAAATATTTTTTTAATACAAAAAAAATAAATACATATTACTAATAATACAAACACAAATTCATTAAACATATATAAGAGCGTATTCATTTCTACTTTACTCATTTGAATTATTTGCTCATATAATTTATCTGATAAAACTGTTAATAATACTGGAATAATTATCTTATAATCCTCATATCCAGAATCTTCATTTCTGATTTTCTGATTAAGATAATGAATAAACTCAATTAACATATCATCCTTATATAATTTATACTTATTAGCTATATAATCTTTCCACTGAATATAAGTAATAAATTTATGTTTATCATTTAGTTTCTTTAATTCTTTATTTTTCAAATATCTATTACATAAATATTTGTAGATAATTAATTCATAACCCACATCAAAATCAAAATAATTTTCCCCTATGTATGCTGGTGTCTTCCTATTTTCCATTTATACTCCAATTTTTTTATTTTATTATACCAAACCAACCATCAATATTCAATTATCAATGTACAAACCTTATAATTACCTTCCCATACAAGGCGTAAATCGCTTCTGACAGACTAAACAGACACTTTTATCTGCCAGATACACAATTTACTATCTAAAACAATATCACCCGTATTTGATACCATTTTATGTAATTTATCCCTATATATACAATGGCATATACACTATAAAGAAATATCGATTTCATTGTCTATTATGCTGTTTTTTCCACTCTGAAAAGTCCGTAATATTGGGCTTTTCGTGTTTGTTATATAGAGTAATATGAAATTCCAGCAACTCTTCCATTAAAAATACATCTTTCGCAGCCGCTGATGCTGGATTTTTACATTCAGATGCACTTATGCTCATATCTGATAATGATATATATGTTACTCTATATAACTTATCTAATACTTTTATAAATTTTATATGTGTTATATTTGTTATTATTATCACCTTACCTTTTACTCTGAAAACACTTTCATATCTTTTACATCAGTCAAGTAACATTCATTATCAATATCAACAACCTTATCAACAAATAATGTACTAACTGCATCTAGTCTTATCATTTTAATAAGAAGTTCTATAGATACCGAAAAGTTAATTGTATCTAAGTTGCAACCAATTACATCATATTCATAATCTTTTATTTCTGTAACTGGAAGATTCTCAATGCACCATAGCATATTTTCAATGACTGTATGCTCTTGAAAATCTCTATCTATTCCGCTCTGAGAAAGATTAATCTCTATCTCTTTTGGACTGTTAGAATCAAAGTCACAATATGGTAGTATTAAATCTCCATTACTATTTGTATATAGATTGTCCCATTGTTCATAATCTCCATAATTTGTTATTCCATAGAATATTCCTTTACCAACAACAAATACGTCTAAGTTCATCCTACCATCACACTTAATAGATGTAAGCACCTGCACATCTAATCCAAATGATCTTATCTTTTCTATATCAAACTCATCTGTCTTATGAAATGTATAATCAATCATTTTAATATATCCGGTATTTCTTTCAGAATTTTGCATCAATTCCTTAAGTGCTTTGTTCATCTCTTCTGGTAATTCATATGTCGTTATATATTCCTCTATAGACTTACAGCCTTTCATATCTGCTAGTTGCTGCAACATACTTCTTCCAAGCAGCATCTTGAATGGTTGGAAACTTATAACAGAATCAGTTTTTGCCCTTAGTGATTCTACTTTAGTAATCTCTAACTGTCCTTGATTCTTCATAGCACTAGAATCTTCTGATAATAATTTATTGAATTCTGTTTCTAAAATACAATCACCACAAGAAGGTATCTTCTCTATAATATCAGAATGTGATTGCTTAAAATCTGCCATCTTCATATTAAATACTTTTGCAACATCTGATACCTTCAGATATACATTATTATTATGAATCACTTTTGTATTAAACTTTATTATCTTATTTGCCATTATTAAAATCTCCTTCACATATCTACTGCATCAGGCTCACCCCAAATGTCTTCATTATAGTTATTATTTCTTGATATAATAGCTGTACTTTTTTTCTTTTCTATATAATCAACTATACAAGGAATATCATTAAATATTTCTTCATCTCTAAGCTTTTTCATTAGTTTCTTTTGATAATCAGATCCTGGAACTGCACCTTCTAATTCCTTATTGATAAGTTCATTATCATGATGAATCTGCTTATATATTTCAATCAGTTCATTATTAGAATATTGTTTTGAATATCTATCAAAATGCCAACGTAAATTATTGTATTTTGCGGATATACTACGCTTAACATTAGCTTTTTCTGATTGAACTATCTTTTCAGTTATTCCACATGTCTTCTCATAATTCTTGGCAAAAATAATAATATCTTCCTTATCTTTATATCTGCCATAATGATTAGAAAAGCTTTTAAATTGTCCTGTGTTAATATCTCTTTTCAGCTCAGTGTGCTTATACACATAAAGCAACTTATTGGAAACTAGAATCTTGTTATAATTCAATAATGTATTTCCATCTATTCTACTTTTTTGACATAAATACTCCTGTGACATAAACCCAACATAATCTATTTTTGCGGTAAATGTGTCTTTATATATGCCTTTTGTCTTATTAATAGTTCTCATACATACAACAAAATATCTAAGCAACTTTAATTTATCTATCTTATTATCAAGATTTAAAATAGCTTGAACTTCATCACTATATACAATCGTATAATACTTACCTTTGCCAGTAGTAAAATCCGAAGTAAAATATAAGCCACTGAGATTAACTATAAATTCACTAGCAGAAACTTTATCATCAATCAATATTAAGTTTTTATTAACAAGGGATTCAAAAGCAGACTTGACTTTTTTATAAAGAGAACGCTTAAAGCTAAAATTTCCAACTAATTCATATAATATCATATTGTATGTAATATACTGCTTATTCCTACTTGATTGATAAATGGATTTTAAAGCAATGTATACACATAATTCTTCATCTGATATTTGCATATCATCTATAATATCGTTGTTTAAATAAATCTCCAAATATTTTCTCCTTTAACATTAAAATACAATATTAAATAATCAATCATTAAACAATAAAAGAATTAATTACAGAGTACTGCTTTGCAGTACGTTAATTATCTTTTATATTACTTATTTATTTTATATTACTTATATGACTCTAAGTTACGACATTTTTATGTCGTATTTTCAGTGTTACACTATAGTGTAAATGTCATCAAAATGTCGTATTTTCAGATACGGTTTTTCTCAACACTTTGTGTATCTTCATACTCTAATAACTTTATTGTGTCAAAGTACTTCCTGTTTGCCCTGAATACTACAAATACACTACCTGAATTATTATTAGTTCCTACTCCTATAGGGACTATACCCTTCTTAAATAGTCTATTGCACTGTTCTATGTCATAGTTATATACTGGTTTACTGCCAATCGTTCTTTGCAATACTTCTTTGCCTCCTATCTAATCATTTATAGGCATAATGCCATTCCTAACACTATGCCTGTCTATCCGTACTCTTCAATTTACCAGTATCATCACTGGCACTATTTAATCATTTATAAGGAAGATGCTGCCATTTATCATTTACATCAATGGTTAGCTTGCTACCTTCACCGCAAACATATCTCTGTATATACATTTTCTGTTTATGCTGACTTCGTATTCTTTCTTTGTCTTTTCTTTCTGATTCTTTTAGCCCTTTGTAATGAAGCTTTTCTTTTACCACTTCCTTCACAAAAAGCATACTTTATTGGTTTATTATTACTCAAATTAACAATATGAACTCTTTGACAAAGAGCTACACAGTGGTTTAACAGTACCGTATCCTTACATTTATGGATAGTAAATTTATTCATAAAAACTCTAAATTCCTGTGTAGCATATGGTGCTTTATACTTACAAACTGCTTTCTTTCTATTCTTCATAGACACTTTCTCATCTTTTAAAATATCCATTAAAGCTTTTTCATTTTGAACAATTTCTTGTTTAGTTGGCATTGAATTAATAAATCTTCTAAGTGATTTCTCTGTTAATCCATAAGGAACCGTATTTAATCTTAAATTTTCTCTGTTGCTATACTTAAGCAATACATCAAAACCACTTAAATTTATATTTCTATTCTTGGCAAGACATATTTTCAAATTACTATTTTTATTCTTAGCCATTTCCACTATATCTAATGGTACTTCTGAGCCCGTATATAAGCATATTGTCTCTCTATATTCTTTAATCTCTTCAATAGATTTATCATCTAGTAAATGATGCATATTCTTAAACGCTTGAATTTTCAAATCACGAGAATCTCTATAAGCTATCTCTTCTGTATCAAAAAAAGTTTCCCAAGTTGAAGTAAATTTACCAAATGTTATATTATTTCTGCTTTCTGAATTTTTTCCTTTTGCCAAATTCAAATATGTAATGACAGCCTTTTCTATATTGATTTTTGATAATGTTATTACTGATGTTGTATTCGTATTAATATCCTCCAAATTCTATGTATTTGGCATACAGCATTTCGCCATACACCTCTATGTTTTTAATGTGACAGAAGCTTATGTCTGTCAGGACTTCCATCTATTAATACTATTCTCTGTTATGAAAATAGATTAATTACATTTTGTTATGCCTATTTTAAAGCCTTTTTCATATGGTCCGTAAAAATAAGACCTATTTACTGCTTCTGTACTAACTGCAAAATAAATTCTTTAAATCCATTTACACCAATTTCTTCAAGTGCTTTATAGAATAAATCAATATTAGAATTGTCATTTTTTCCTATAAGTTCAGCAAGAATATCTTTGCCTGTACAACATTCATATTCCATATTAGCTAGTTCTTTATTCATAGCCTCATACTTATCCGCATAAACATCATAAAATCCATCATATATAGTATTAAACAGGCTTTCTCTATATTGTGGTTTAGAGTTAATCCAACCTAAAACATATTCTGGATCATTACCATCCAAGCACTCGTACAAGTCACTATTAGGGTTGAATACCTTTGTTATAAGATATTCTTCATTGTCGCTTATACCTTGCTCCTTAATGATTCTAAAAATACTTTCCTTGCACCATTCATCATATTCCGGATATTTAACTTTCTGTGAATATTCATCACATAGTTTTCTATATTCTTCATAGCTATTATCCAATTTATCATTATGTACATTATTATTTAATGTAAAATTTTTACTTATTGATAAATCGCATCCTAATGCTACACCTGTAATAATTCTTGCATCCCAATCTGCTATATCTAAGAAAGATTCACTATTATTATCTGTATGATAGAAAAGCTGGGCTTCATCTGCTACTGGAATATCATTTTCATATTTAACAACTGAATATATACATCCTTCATTAATATCTGGCATATCCTTACTTTTACATATATCTATAAGCTCTCTTTCAGTTGAAATACCATAATCGAACTTACTAAGTTCACTTAACACATCATACTTTGCCGATATTACTTCGTTATCATTACTTTCAACATCATAAATTCTTATAAGTTTGTACATATATAATCCTCCGTTTATTAGATAGGCGAATTAAGCACCTTGCTTGTAATATTCATTATTAATCGAACTGATTAACCCTCTCTTATTAATTCTCTTATTCAATGCTACTTTTTATCATTGTTTTTCATCTTGTCTTTATACCAACGGATGCTGCCATCCATATTCAATGGCACTTCAATACGCTGTCCGTCTTTAAACTCTAAGACCTGTGATAGCTTGTCACCATCTAACTTTAAAAACTTCTTTGCCATAGTAAGTCTTCTTATTCTATAAACCCTACTATTATATTCTTTCAATAACTGCCCTAACTCTTTAAGTTCCATATTATTAAACCTGTCCCTTCCTTATGTATGCACCTATATACATTCTCTATGTCATATACCTACTTATTAATACCTGCAAGTAATCTATCTCTCATAGACATTTGTGGCTTATCATCATG